AATTTTCTTAGCAGATTCCAACCTCTTAGGGTCTCGTCTAATTTCTTCTGCGCGTTTCAATGTTCGTGCATCTTCCTCAATTTGCCATTTCTTTTCCATTGCAATCGCCTTTGCTTTCATCTTTCATCAACCTCCATAAGAGTAAATTTCTCACCTTCCCGAAACAAAGCTTCGTCCATTTTCTCAAAAGGCTTTAGTCCTGTTTCTATAATGTCACAGTCGCCAAATTGAGCTAATAATTCTTTGATTGAATATCTTTTCATGTTCAACACAACAAGCCCCTGTATGCCGCATGTGGAAGCTTTCAGAATAGCTTTGGCTATTTGCTCTTTGCTTGCGCCGTACCGGGTACAATTTAAGTCCGTGACTGTCAACGGCAAGCCTTGGTCGCGCTGCCGCTGCCAGATTTCCAAAACGCTTCCTGAACTGCCCAAAACATTTCCTGACCGCACGACAAGGAAACATGTCCGGTTTTTGCCTTGGTAGTTGTGGGCATTCAAAACAAGGTGTTCCGCCATTGCCTTACTGCAGCCATAGGCGTTTATCGGGTTTACCGCCTTATCGGTAGACATTTGCACGAAAGTTTCAACATTGCGTTTAATGGCACAGTCTATTGCGTTTTGTACACCTATTACGTTTGTTTTAAGACATTCAAAGGCTTGGTCTTCACACGCCCAAACATGCTTGAGCGCAGCAAAGTTAAAAACGTAATGGCAATCTTGCATAGCCATATCCAACGCGTCTTTATCTCTGATATCCCCTAAAAAGTACCGCATTTTGCTTGTAGGTTCGCCATATTTTTGCCTGAGTAAAAATTGCTTGTGTTCGTTTCTACTGAAACATCGTATTGAATGAACGTCGTACTTCATAAGTTCATCTATGAGTGCCTGACCCAAAGTGCCACTTGCACCTATGATAAGAATATTTTTACCTGTTAACATTTTGTCCCCCTACTTTTGGACTATTGAATTCAAAAGTTTTCCTTGCGGACTGTTTTGTATCTCTTGTTCCTGCTGGACCTGCGCCTGCTCCATCTGCATTTGTTGGTCAACTTGTTCCTGCAAAGTCTGTAAAATGCTCTCTGCGTTAGGAAAATTGGCTTTGGCAAGTAATTTCCACACTAACAAATTGGTCTGCGTAGGCTCATACAAAGGCACCATTTCGGTAATTTGCTTGATTAACTGGTCACGGTTTTTGTTCATTGCAGGTTCTGCGGTAATTTCAATATCATACCCGCCCCAAATATACCTGTTAGATTTCTTATCAAGCTTTACCATGTCCAATTTGTTGAACGTCCCGTACTCAGGTTTCAGCTTATTGTCTATCCTGTACGGTCTGTCACCATCTGAGAAGCAAAGTATAAAGTCGCACAACAGTTGATAGATCCTTTTGTATGCGATATTCTTTTCATTTGCCTTGATACCGATTTTTTCCGCTGTCTGGTTAATAAGCGAATCAGTCATTTTACCGGAAGAAGATTCACCTTTGTTTATGCCCTGCCATACCGAAGTAACGCCTATCATGTACTGAAGTTGTTCGCTGATGAAGGAATAGAATTCCAAAGCTTCACGTCCATTGTCCTTAAAATCAACAGCCTTGAAGTTCTGAACGTCATGCACGCCAATAACAGTAAGATCGTCATTGTCAATCATTTTGGCGGCTTCCTGTTCAATTTGTTCATTATAAAGGACTTTAGTCGTACCTTTCAGAATCTTTTCTTCATGCTTGTAGATCATTTTTTTCATAGTTTCTTCAAAGTCTGCAGTTCTTTCAATGTCCGATATTCCGACAATAGACTTTGACCGTGGAATGTTATTTTGAATCACTACAGGCAAAGACTTAAATCCCCTTGGGTAGTAGTAAGGAATTTCTGTGTCCTTCTGAATCTTGACTTTTGACTCTTTAATTTTTACCGCATTGCCTTTTTCGTCTTTGACTTCTTTTTCTTCTTCCGTCAAATAATCTTCTTTAACAGTTTCAGTATCAAGCAGGACTTCGTTTCCGTCTTTGTCACGCTCAAATTCCCCTGTTTCAGGATTGAATTTTCTTCTATGGTAGAATTTTGGTATTTCATCCAAAATCAGTCTATCGCTGAACGCTGTCAAACAACATTCGTCTTCATCATCAAGATACCATTTTTCCACTATGGTATACTTGGTCAACGGATTTGAAAGTTGCTGCGTAAACAAATCTACAGTTGAGTTAACGTCGTTTGTATTGTTGACGTTTGAACCTTTGCCATCACCGACAGAATCGTACTTTATATCAGCGCAAAGGCCATATTCAGGAAGTTTCTTGGCAATGTCGCCATACTTTTTTATACATTCCTGCAGGGTCAAGTTCTCGGGAAGATACCAGCAAGAACATTTATTTTTATCCGTTGTTCCTGCCGCCCAAACTATGTTTTTGGGGTGAACAGTGACTATCTCAGGGCGTCCGCGAAAACCTGGCCCGATAAAGTTGTGATTCCACAAGACTTTATACACCGTCATTCCGTGCTTTTTGACTTCTCTTTCCGCAGTGGAGTTGATTTCGTCAAGGTCGCTTGAACGTATAGTATAATCGGCTTCAGCCTGTAACTTTCTTACCGGTTCTTCATCTTCCTCAGAAATAGGCTTGAATACGGCTTCGGGAATATTAAGGTCAATTTGTGCTTCGATAATCGCCTGTGATATTCTTATGGGTGTTCTGGCATCGTCCGTTGCTGAATCCGAATATGTATTGCCGAATTTTCTGTTTCCGGTGTATATCTTTTCCTCATGGTCAAATTTGTTGTCCCAGGGTTCCTTTTCTTTCCTGGCAGCTTCAAATTCTTCCGTGAGTTGCGAAGCTTTACGCGTCATTTCGTCAAATTGCTTTATTTCATCCATTTTCTTTTTCACCCCTTTTAGGGCTTTAATAGGGTTAAACATGTGATCACCCCATAATTCGTTTTCTTACTTGTACGCGGTTAAGTGATTTTCCGTATTCCTCCAAGAACTTTTCAATAGGAAATTTTATATCCCTAAAACCAAGCATTGCGTATGCTGCCATTCCCCACATAAATTGAACATCAAAGGAATTTTTATATGCAGTGTCAGAACGGTATAAGTGTTCGTCAAACGTTGCCATCATACCAATTAACCTTTCGGCTGCAAACTCCATCAATTCATCCTGTGTCATTTTTACAAGGGATATTTTCTTAGGTTCCGGCCTTTTAACTATGTCTTTAATTGGCTTTGTGGTATTGTTCATGTTGAATTCCATTTCATTTCCTCCCAAATATTTTTCGATAATACCGCTTTAACTGCGGGTTTGTGGTTGAATCTATCAATACCGATGGATGGATATATTTGTTTTTGTCCCATTGCTGTGGTTGTTCGGGTACATAAGCGCGTTGCTGTGAGCGGGCTTCATGCATTAATGCAAACGAGAGAACACAATCGTCAAAACAGTCACTTTCCGCTTCCTCTTTACCTGAGTCGTTGTAAATGAAAGTCTGCATTTCCCTGAGTGTTTCAAGGTCGTTTATAAGGTCTATTTCGTCCCTGACTATTGCGCGGGTACGGTCAATAACTCTTTGCCGTGATTGCTCCTTTGTATCAAAACCGAATTTTTGTTCTTTGGTCTGCGATATCCTGTCAAAAATTTCACGTTTGTACTGGTTGTAGTAGCCTTCGCGCTTCAAGGCTGTTATGGTAACGTGTCCATGATTATTAATTTCATCATGTATCAAAGCTTGGTTGTAATACCTTGCTAATTTAATCTGTTCCAATGCCCACAGGTCGGGGTGAATGTGCATCCTTTGCTTTGCCACCTGTGAACCTGTTGTATTGTCGCACAGTTGAGACACACTCCAGTCACCGTCTTTTAAGCCTTCAGCTATATCACCGCCGATTACATAAGGAATGTGTGGTTTCGGATGATCGTAAATTATCACTGTACCCTTGGGGTCTGGAATAAATTTATACCTTCCGTCAACAAAGTCGATATACCCGACATCAGGCGGAGTTATTGAGTAGAGTTCTTCAAGATATTTAATCCTCTTTGCAACCTTCATGCGGTCGTATACCGGACGTCCGGAAGTTAGAAATGCCTCTTCGTCTGATGCAGGGTACTCTTGGGAAAAAATATCCTCATCATTGTTTATTTTTGGGCTTTTCATCATGATTCTTCGCCAGTTCAATTGTTCCAGCGTCAAATTATAAAGATCCTGAATTTCCTTTTCCTTGTAGGTTAGCGCGAATTCATTTCTTTCGGTTTCCGATTCAAAAGGCGTTGAGTATTCCTTGTGTTGCCACCACGGTACAAATACGGTCACATAACTTAATTCCCCGCGTTTCGACTGTTGCCATAACTTGTGAAAGTATTCAATTCCGTTGGCTGTGCTTTCGACAAAAACTATCGCGCCGTACTGCGGAACTGCCTGCATCAATGATGTTAAGGTTTCTTTTGCGTTCGGCCACTTCGACAGTTCGGAAATATGCAAAAAGTTAATCGTAAACGATGAACCTGCATTCGCATTTCCTGCGGTATCCATCAAGAATTTACTTTGCAGGCCAGGATTCGCTTCAAATTCTGCCGGATTGTTTGATGGATTTTCAAATAGTATTCCCTTACCCCTTGCCGGTCTTCTCATAGGTTTTAAAAACT